CGCTATTTTGGAAAAGCCGAGAGAGATACTCGCCCAACTAAGGCAGGAAGCAAAAGAGGAAGCGGTCAAAGAAGCGTTGTCCGTTGTTGAGGAAAGAACCAAGGAAAGCGTAACCAAGCAGACCGCCATTACCTTCAAGGATCGTATTGAGGCCAGTGATAAGTATTTTGAGGAGAAATACCCCGACATGAAACGACATGAAAAGCTGATCGGGATTCTCGCCACCCATTCACTTGCTACCCCTGAAGGAAGAAAAGTCATTATGCGAAATCCACATGAGTATGTGGATAACATCGTCAGGGCGGCCCGTGACTTGTTACAGACTGACCAATCTCAAGCGCAAGGCGGAAACGGACAAACCCCTCCCCCACAGCCGCCACCGGCACAGCCAGAGCCTCAAGCTCAACAGGTTGTCCAGGGCGAAAGGCGGGAGAAATTAGTGGCCGCACCCGTGGTCAAACCGACACCGGGTTTTACTCCTCCGAAGCCAGAGGAAAAGGTAATGAGTCCACAGGAATATGTGGACATGAGAAGAAAAATTCAAGACCGAGCATTTCTCGGACGTGACTATATAGGAGGGTAAATAATGGCTGGAAACGTATGGGTGACTAATAGTCTTGGAAGCTATTTGTCCAATGACTATTTAAGCACGAAATGGCGGATGCAAGCGCAGCCCCTGGCAAAATTCCGTCAGTTCACCACCGTCAAGGAAGCCTTTGGTAAGGGCAAAGGGGAAAATCTGAATTTCGATAAGATTTCCAACCTTGCTACCGAGGGCGGTGTTTTAACTGAAACCAACACCATGCCCGTGACCCAACTCTTGATTTACAAGGGTACTCTGACCATGGAAGAATTGGGTAAACTAATTGCCCGCTTGTTTTCTTCTTTTATGGATAAGTTTTGTTCCATAGTTTTCGGTTTTAACATGACAGTCATAGCATAAGGTTGTGGCGTTTTGGGGATTCAGAGCTTGGGTAACATCTTCTTTAATAGCAATAATGTGATGGACATTAAGTTTTATACGGGAACCACGGCCAAGATAATTATGATCTCCGCACTGTTGGCAGGTATAATTATCCCTCTTAAGGATATGCTTTGTAAACTCCTTAAGGATAGCAAGGTCGTATATGCCACGCTTATTGCCTTTCCAGTTACCATGCTCCGGGCCAGACTTAATCCCGTTTTTATAAAGGTCTTTTGTAAGCCCTTTGTTCCACGGCTTTTTACCTTTTTGGGCATTAAGCCATTTTTCTCTAATAGATGGGTTTTTATCCATTATCTCATGGACATTCCCCCAATTAAAGAAAGATTTGTGGCCGACCTGAAATCCCATTCGTTCAAGAGAAGGATGATCTCTTTTTTTCATTCCCTTATTCCATGCCGGGATAAGTCCAAATTGCTTTTTGCGACAATTCGGATGATGGCCCCTGATATATTCAGGAAATTTAGCCTTACCCCAAAACCTTACAGGGTAGAAGGTTTGTCCACATCCACACTTACAAATTGCTTCTTTGGTTTCTCTATAATCTTTACTTGTCTTCATGGTTACTCCTTGTTTAATTATGGAGTATATTATACCGGAAACATAGAAGGAAGTCAAGAAAAAATATCGTGTGAATTGCTGGGAAATCCTAAGAGCCTTGAAAACCACAACGTGATTGGTAACGATGGGCGTGATGGTTATAAAAATTCCAAGGATTGGACAATCAGCAACCAAGCTGCCCAGGAATGGGCTGAAGGTTCAACGACCAGAGCATGGAGTCCAGAACGGACAGTAAAGCTCCACGAGCGCACGACCGGAAACGGAAGATATGGTCTGATCTATCGGGAAACCGATAGGGCTTTCATAAACAGTTAGCCATTAACGTAAATGAATAGTACGAGTTACACGGGCAAGATCGAGAACCTTGCTACCCTGAATATCAAAAACATTCAGGTAGAGGCTCTTAAAAACGATCAGGTCAAGGTTATTGACAAGAGGGTCGAGGCGCAGATGGATGCGGCTAAAGTTCGCTATGTGGCCTCTACCACCACCTCTGGTAACTTTACCACAAATGGAACCGCTACCCTGACGGCTTCTGTCAATATGAATGCCGCCGGTGTGAAATCGGTTGTGGATTACATGATGGGTACTATGCTTGTTCCCCCGATGGAGGGCGGGGACGATTATATGGCCATCTGTACCGTAACCGCTTTCCGGGGTATCCATGACAGCCTGGAGTCGATTTGGCAGTACACCAAATATCCAGTAAATGGAGAGGTCGGTAAGTACTACAATGTTCGTTTTGTCCGTGACACCAACAGCATGGACAACGCCATTGGGACTTCCAACATCACCGGTGAAGCCTATTTCTTTGGCAAAGATGCGGTCATGGAGGCCGTTGCCTTACCGGAGGAATTGCGGTTTGAGATCAAAGACCTGGGCCGTGACAAACGGATCGGCTGGATTGCCATTTTGGGGTTTGAGCTGATCTGGCAGGGTGATCCCGATAACCGTGTAGTTAAGTGGGACAGCGCTTAGTCAATAATCTAAATAAGTTAGATGGAACTGCGGCAAACACCGCTACTTCAAGCGGGACCGTGGCCTTCTTCCTGGATTATCGTCGGTTGTATGACGACAATTGGGAAGTATAGTAGTTAATCTTTATATGTGGGGGCGGAGGTATAGAAGCCCTCCCGCCCCCCTTTTAGGAGAAACATTGGAACATATTATGATGGTAAATACGGCTGTTATCATTTCAGCCGTCAAAAAATCAACTTAGTATTGACATTAGTTATTTATATGTTAGTAGTTAGATAAGTAATCTAATAGCTGATACGGGAGGATAGGCTATGAAGATAGTAATGGTTTCTGGTCATTTCTGCATTAGGGTCACAAAAATTGCCCTTCCCCTTATTGAATCCGGTTTAGATGTTCACGTTATTGCAAAAAAAGTAATTAATTGGTCACAATACTATAAATCATTTATAAATTACAGCGACATAGGCCAATTCATAGAGGGTATTAAGCTCCACTCGGACGCTGATATTTTCCATGTTCACAATGAACCGTCATGGTTCGTCTGCGCTATTAAAGAGATATTTCCCCACAAACCAGTCATATTAGACGTTCACGATACCTTTTTAACCAGAACAACGGACGAGGATTACCGTAAATCCATGTCTGAAGGACTTCCCCACGTTAGGGTAACAACCGAGGAACGAAACTCTTTTCAGCTTGCCGATGCTCTTGTTTTTGTGTCTGACAGTGTCGCCAAAGTAACGGTAGACGAATTTGCCTTGAGACAACCCTATATAATTCTTCCTTCCTATGTCCCTTACAGTCTTTATCAATACCATACCAAAGAATGGATGGGCGGTCTTGTATATGAGGGCCGTGTGACGCTTCCGAGCGAATACGCCGGAATGAATCTAAATACGGGAGCTGATTACTGCAACTATGAGCAAGTAGCTAAACAAGCGTTGGAATGTGGAATAGATTTTCATCTATACGCCGGACGTGAGGATAAGCCGTTCAAGAAATTTTATGATCCTATGGTTTTTGTCCATCAAGGGTATGACTATAAGACGCTATTAAAGCAGATAAGTCGCCACGATTGGGGCCTGGTTGGAAATCTAATCGACAGCCCCCAATGGCAACAGACTCTACCAAACAAACTTTATGATTACATAGCCTCCGGGGTTCCTCCGGTATGTATCAACGCAAAGGAATCATCGGAGGCAGTAGAGGGATTGGGGTTAGGAATAACGGTTGATTCATTGAATGAATTGGCCGAAAGGTGGGCGGAACACAGGGAATGTAGAAATAATATTTGGAAGCGCCGCCGTGATTTGGCTATGGATTACAACAATAGTGAACTTAAAGGCCTATATAGGAGCCTGTTATAAATGAGAACAACAGAAGTGGATTACTGGAATAAGGAAGCGATTCAGAAAACGGGGAAGAACTACCGGGATAATATTTTTAAGCGGCAGGCCATTGCAAGAAGGATATATGATATTAACTGGATAAACCAGAATGTCCTTGAGATAGGAATCGGGCTTGGGATTATAGCCTGAACAATCTGTATTATTACGATGAACAATATTAATTATGTAGCGCCCGATGTTTCGGACATATATGCCAAGCATGGTAAGGAACGGTTGGGTATTGATGTCAGGCATACGGATATACTTAACCTTCCTACTATTGATGGTGGGTTTACAAGGGTATTGGCCCTTGATTCATTAGAGCACGTCAGGCCGGAGGATCGGGAACAAGGATATAA